GACATGCGTATCCCGCAGGGATAGAGTGCGCTCCTACTTTACGCCTTTGCGCTTGCGTTTCTTGGCAGTCTTAGCTGCAGCCTTAAATGCAGCAGCAGATGGCCTGCCCTCTTCACCCTTGCGTGCCATGCGTTCGTTGCTGCCACGCTCAATGCGCTCGCGCTTGGCATTGATGTTGGCGTAAAGCCCAGGTTTCTTGGCCATCACTTACGCTTCCTTGCTTTTCCGGCTTTTGACAGCGCGATTGCCACGGCTTGCTTTTGCGGTTTGCCCTTTTTCATCTCGGTCTTGATGTTGGCTGATACTGCAGCCTGTGATTTGCCCTTCTTTAACGGCATCGCGCCACTCAGTTACTGATGCAAGCTTAGCCATGTCGGGCAATGCCCAGTACTGGCTGCCGTCATCACGTTGGCATAGCACTGCAGCAATCCAATTGCCGTCAACGCAGGCTTCAACAGGATCACTGACGATCAGTCCATTTTGGAAATGCCTAAGGGTTGGCAGGTCCATATCGTTTGCGTAGTTGCTCTAAGGTTACCTCTGAGCCGTCATCACGGACCAGTTTTGCAATCGCATCGCGTGGGCCATATTTATTGGCAAGCCGGTTGAAATACGGCACCTTTTCTGGTCCTAATGCCTCAGCTTGCACGCTGCGTGGCTGCTTGGCTAGCCACTCGCCATAGCTTTGATTGATTGGCACTTGGCCATCCTTGCTAGCGCGTGTTGCGGTAGTGGATGGTGGCAAGATGTCGGAATCAATGATGGGCACTGTAGTTGAACGGCAATTGAAATGCTGCGGTGGCATTGGTCCTTTACCGTATTCAAATTCACGGCCATCTAATGCGCGACAGATGGCACTGGTGCGGGTATCAAGCGTGGCGACATAACGGTATTTCTTGGTGATATCTTGATTGGCCTCATATACCTGCTGGCTGGCGCTATTGGCCACTTGATTGATGCTGGTGCGCACTAGGGCCATTACTTGGTTGTCTGCCACGGCAGTCGCCTGGCCACCTGCTGCCACAAGCTGCCCAACAGTTTTAGCTTGCTCGCCAAATTGCAGGCTGCCAATTAACCGCTTGGCAATATCTGGCGTGGTTTCACCTGTCAGCAATCCTTGCCGCACCACTTGCGAAAACCGCTCAGCCTGATCAACGGCAATGCCCCTGAACGCTTTGCTGACTACCTCGCCATTGGGCAGCGTGATGGTTGCACCCTGTGCAGCAGTGAGGCTGAATGTCTGCGGTGCGCCTTGCACTGCTGCGAATAAATCGTCCGATAACGCGACTACATTGAGCTGCGTCGGATCAGTAGTTACGACTGACTGCGCAAACTGCGGGCTGATTTCTACGGTATTGACCGCAGTGCGCGCACCAGCCGGCAACGCCTTGCGTAGTTCTTCAGCTACAAATTCAGACTGCAGCTCAGCCAAACCTTGCAACTCTGTGGCCGTTAGCTCCGTGGCATCACCGGCCCATATAGCCAGTGAATCCTTGAGCTGCGCCAAGATGGCGCGCAACCTAGCAGCCTTGACTGGCGCCGCCAAATCATCAATGGCGCGCAGTTGATTGACTGCATCGATAATGATGTCGTTATAGGCATTGATGACACGCCGAGCCACGCTATTGCTATAGCGATTCAGATCAATCGCGTTGCGGTATAGCTTGGCTGGTGTTGTCATTGCATGATGCCCAAGTCTGTTGCGCTATAGCCAGAGCGAATGCTTAAATTAGCGCCATGTTGCAACGCGTCAGTCACAACCTGCGCGAATGCGTCGTACCCATCTTGGCCGTCTTCCATTAGTACTACCTCGTCCACTGCATCGGGCTTGCCATCCTTGTACCAGCTGATGCGGATAATTGCCAGGATTTCATCTGGCAGCACGCTGACGTGATAATCAAGCTCCTGGCGGCGTGGCCTCTTCGGTTCCAACATAATCATCAGATCCACTAGCCGATCGGTCAGCCTGTCCAGCAGGTTGTAGGTCCATTCCCGCATTAGCCGTGGCCTCCAGTTCTTGTTCAACGTCAAAGTCATCGCCTAAGACCTCGCCATCAGACAGTTGCTGCAGCAGGGTTTCTTGGGTGATGGTGCCAGCAGTGTAAAGCTGCAAAAGGCTTGTGATCTCTTGTGGATCCAACCTTGTGCCCATAAAGTCACGATTGACGTAGCAGCTGCCGGCGGCTTCATTCTGGCCAAGGTACTGCGCATGGAACTGCAGGCAGTTGTCGATCATATCCTGCATATTTTGCGCAATCACCATCATGGTGCTGTCACCTTGACTGCGATTGATGCGTTTTGCCTCGGCAGTCTCGGCAGTCAGCTTCTGGCCTAGCACTGCTGATAAACCAAGTTCGTTGATCTGCAATGCAAGCTGCTCTAGCCGCTGGAATTGATACTGAAAACTGGTGCCGCCTGGTTCGATGTACTCAGCGCGACCTTCTGCAGGGAACGCAATAGCTTCACCTGGGCCTGCTGATACCTCCTCGGCGCTAGACGGGAAGCCGTAAAACGCAAGCATTGGCACTGCTGAAATGTGCAGCTGGTTATCAAGGTCAGATTGAATTTGGTAGGTCTTCAGGTTTAGTTCGGCAATATCCTCCAGCGGCGGCCGTGATTCCATAAATCCCACGCGGTTGGCATAGGCAACGCTGAACGGGATCTCACTCAGGCTGGTGCGGCCTTCGTCCACAATGCGGAAGTCGCCCTTGTCATCCTTCTGGTGGATCTGATACTCGCCAGGCGTTAGCACACGCACCTGCTGCACCACCTTCTCGCCGTACAGTCCATCAGGCACGCTGGCTAGTTCCTGTAGGCGCAGCATGGTGAGCCGCTGCTTGCCTTCCTTCGCTTCGGTGCGCCAGCCAAGGATGTCGCGTGGAGTGTAGGTCACCCAATATGGCCTGCCACCGTCAGCAGGTGCATCTACCAGCGTGCCGATGTGGCCGTAACGCACCATCTTGCGTGCGGTCTCATAGGTCCATACGTTGAGGTCATTGCCGTTGAGGTCTACGTCAAACAGCTGCTCACGGATGGTGTCTGATGTATCGATCAACCGCACCGGCTTGCGGGTCAACATTCCAGCCAGCAAGCGCTCAAGGCGTTGGTAGTACGGCGGCACCACGCTGCGCGCAAGGCGGTTGTCGTAGGACTCATCCTGCTCGCGTGGTTCTTGTGGCAGGTAGCGGCGGTGCTTGCGGCGCATCTCATAAGTCCCGCCCAGCAAGTCTTCAATCAGCACCCAATGTGGCTCTTGCGCGTACCACGCAGAGTTTGCATCCTGCACACGGGTGACCTTGCGCTCTGCCGTAGGCCGGTCGTAGTAGTTAAAACCCGTGTACATGTCCTACGTCAAGCTGCAGTCAGTGTAACGCTGTTGCGGGTTACCTTAATTTCAAACTTATCGCCAGGGTTAAAACCCATTTCCTTGACGTACCCTTCGCCAATAGACAGCTTGCCATTGAACTGCACTTTGGTTTTATAGGTCAAGGTGCGACCTGCCTTTTTAGGGCCGGCTAGTGCAATGCCCTTGGCCTCGAGGAGCGCCTCGTAAAACGCGGTGAAGCAAAGCTTCTCGCCTTTGATGTAGCCGCACTCGCGGACCAGCTCGGTCTTGTTGAGATGCCCAGATTCTTTGACTTTCGACAGCAGTTCAGCGCCGGTCAGCATGAGTACAGTTAATGGTTGGCGGATTTAGTATAGCCTAATGCCAGTGCTTCGTCCAGCATTGGCGTGCAGCGGGTTGAACTCACGCCAAATGATGTAGCCAAGCGCATCGTTCATATGGTCGTAGCCTGCATCCTTATCAGGCTCGCCTTTCTCGTTGTAGGACTGTAGCTCAAGGCACTCGATCACCTTGCGGCAGCCGTTTGCTATTTGCAGTCGGATTTGGCCTTTGCCGTTTTCCAGCAAAGCTTGAACAGCAGCCACGCGATCGCGGACGGGAGGATTGCTACGCGGCGATTGGTTTGACATGCCATACGACTCCAAGATCTGGATGTCTGTTTGCGCAGCATTGGTGCTGCGATTGCCGCCGCTGGCGTCAGGGTAAACATAGATGCGATGCGTTGGGTATCTGGACTTGATTGACTGAGCCAAGGCATCGGTGTCATGCGCGCCACTGATCTCATCTAGTACTAACAGGCTGCTGCCCTGCCGAATGGCGATGACAGCTGACATGTTGCCAACGTTAAAGTCAACGCCAACCCTGAGCGGCTCGTTGCTGATGTCTGGCATGGTTGCCAGGATATGCTTGCTGCGGTCAAAGCGGTCATAAACCTGGCCGGTGGTGAGGTTTACGAACTCGCCGTCTAGGTATGCCTTGAGAAGGCTTGGATCGTAGTTGGCCTGCAGCCGCTCGATGAAGTCCGGCGGTAAGTGCGGGTTGTCTACGGTGCGCATCTTGATCAGATGCCGGTCTGCGCGCGCCTTGGCATCATCACTGCCGAATGTATTCCACATCCAGCGAAAGCCTTCTGGTGTGCTGGCTGCGGCAAACTGCCGGACATTGCCTGAGCGCAAGCGACCGAGGATTTTAGGAAATGCTTTATTAGCAATATTGGGCGTTACGGTATCAATTTCATCGCACAAAACCCATGCGAGGTTAAGGCCGATAATGCGTCCGTAATTTTCAAAACTACGACACAGGATTTTTGTATCTCCACCTGGCAGATGCAATGTATATTCCGGCAGTGGTGATGCACGAAAGGTGTATGGAATGTCGTATGCCTCTAGAAAGTTATCAAAGTCGTTCTGCCAGATGTCACGAATCAATGGGCCGGTGGGTTCCATCACTGCGCCGATAAACCCTTGATTGGCTGCGGCCAGCATCACAGCTTTTGCGCATAGCGCCCTGGTCTTGCCAGCGCCATACCCGGCAGAGATGCCAAGGATCTGCGTTGCGGTGTCATCTACAAACGCAAGCTGCCCAGGGTGCAAATCTGCACGGATGCGTGCCAGCAGATCGCCTGTGTGCTCTGCCGTTGGCATCTCCATGAAATTGAGCAGCGGGGCGTCTTCACAGATGCCGGCAACGATGCTCACGACATCTCAAATCGCAGCAGCCGCGCCTGCTTCTCAACAGCAGCCATTGCAAGTCCTACTTGTCCGTTTTCACGCGCGATGCGCTCATAATCTTGCAGCCGTGCAAGGGCAGCTTCTAGCCACTGCGGCCTAGCAATTTCAGCATCAATTGATAACAGTTTGCGCGCTTCGGCCAAATAATCCCTTACTTGCCGCTCGCTTACATTCCACTTTTCGGAACCGTATTGAACAATTTGGTTATGATTATAGGCACGCAAAAGCAACCCATAGACCTCATTAACGCGGGCCTGAATCTCGTCTTTGGTGCTTTTGCGTGCCATGTGATCAGCGTACCTGAACTGGCATTACCAGTGTAAGGCCAGGCTCAAATACTACAGGAGTAATTGAACTGTTGCCGCTGATGGTAGCAGTATCACCGTCTAGATGCTTGAAGGCATCAATGAGGTAATGCACGTTGAAGGCAAGCGTGGGCAACGTGCCATCCATGGCAATGGACTCTGACCCGCTGCTGGCCTCGGCTTCAGCGGCAATGGTGAGCTGCTTGGCTTTGGCGGTGAGCTTGACGACGCTGTTGTGGCTGTCGGCAATGACGGCTATGCGCTCAAGGGCAGCCAGCATGGCAAGGCGGCTGACGGTAGCAGTGTGCTCGTAGCTAGCGGGAACCAGCGCTTGCACGTTGGGGTAGGTGCCATCCAGCAACCGCGAGACGATCATGGTGCCATCAGCAAGGGCGATAGCGGCTTGATGCTTGTCTGCGGTGATGGTGGCCGGCTGGCGGATCTGCTGCAGGGTGCGCGCGGGTAGCACAAGATCGAGATCTGCGGCATCGGTGTCGGCGGTACGCACGGCAAGGCGATGACCGTCTGTGGCCTCAAGACGCAGGGCGCCGCTTGTGATGGTGACATGCACGCCGGTCAGCAGTTGCTTGGACGCGTCGGTGGCAGCAGCAGGCAATACGGCCGCCAATGGCGCCGTGAGGTCCACAGCAGCGCCAGCAGCAGCATCCACCACGGGCAATGCAGGGAAATCCTCCGCAGAGGCCACGGAGAGG